TACGCCAATGGCAAGCCGGGTGGCGGCAGGGGGTTCAACCGGGAAGAAATCTTTGTGACCGCAGATGAGGCGGGGATTGTCATCTCCAGCATCCCAGAACACCCGTTGGAACGGCAGCGGATTACCATGGAGGTTGGGCCGGACAAATCCAAGCCCAAGATGCGTAATGACTTGCGCCCATTGCCGGAAGACCTGAAGGTGTCCCCCAAGTTCTACAACATGGATGAGGATTTTATCCTGGCAACCAGGGAAAAGGGTGGCAATACCCTATCGGACAAGACCTTCAGCAGTATCCTGATGCGGATCAAGGCCGATGCACGGCAACCCATCTACCGGATTGATGCGGAACCAGCCAACCGCTACCAGATGATGCAGTACATCCCATGGGCAATCACTGAGGGGAAGACGCTGCGGGACATCTGCAAGGGGGTCAACGGAACTCCCTCCATGCTGGAGATTGCCCGGTGGCTTCAGTATTACCCGGATTTTCGCAGGGAACTGGAACAGGCGGAAACCATCCAGGCCCAGGTCTTCATGGACCATGCCCAGGAAATCATCATGGGGCTAGAATCGGATACCAGCAAGGAAGCACTGGGGGTGGCGAAGGCCCAGACTAATTTCCTGATGAAGCGGGCTGCGCTGCAATCACCCAAATTCATTGAGAAGAAGGTCATCCAGACTGAGAATCTGGACATGAAGAACGAAGCGGAGGTCAAGCGTAAGCTGAAGATGTTGCTTAGGGGCGAAGCGGTATCTGACATCATCGAACTTGAGCCGATGGAACCCGTGTCCCATCCCGTCCCTGAGTTTGGAGATGCCGATGCCATATAACAAAGCCCCCCGCCGAAGCGAGGGGCCAGCGCGGGGCTACCACCAACTAAGTGTTGGGGCTATTGGAGAATGCACCAGACATGCTCTGGATCTTCTTGCGTTCCTTTTCGACGCGCTCCAGATACATGCCTTTGATCTGCACCATGGCATAAGGATCGGGGTTAGCCGGTTCAGCCATGTGGCAACTGAAAGATTCACCCGTTTCGCAGTTCGTTACGTGGATGTTCTGATGGGCCACATTGCCCCCTCGGTCATCGCCCTGGAGATAGGGGGGATGCTTGGGACGCTTGGTGAGCACCTGTTTGGCACTCGGGTTATTGATAGGCATGAAGCCCCCTTACTTGTGCGGAGTCTTGTGGCTTCGGCTGTGATGAGGATGCTTGGGGTGATGCGGATTGTGTCTCGCACCGTCACCACGCAGTTCGTGCGGATGGGACATTTCGTTGTAGTCATACTCACCGGGATGATCAATACCGGAGCCTTCCTGGGTAGTCATCTCCTGGAAAGTATGGGTAAAGTGTTTGCCCAGATGCCCTTCCTTGGCGTGGGCATCCAGCATCTTTTCGTGGCCCTCCATATGGTCAACATGCTCACCGAGCACTTCCCCGTGGGGGCCATCGGCAAATGCCTGGGGCGGGAGAACCACAGCGGCTTCAGCCAGAGTGGAATGGCCAGGGGTCTGGATGGTCCCGCTGCCAATGATTCGGTGGTACTTGATATTCAGTTTTTCTTGGACGGTCTGCATGGCTTTCCTTCTCTGGTTGGTTGCGCCCGGAACTGGGCATTCTCGACCCACCACGGGTCAACTTCAGTGTAAGTTCTTTAAGTGGGGGTGCAAGTGGCTGGTGAAAAACGCAAGTTTACCGAAGCAGAACTGGATGCGTTGGTGGATCAGATGTCTCTGGCCCAGGCGGATGCAGCGGTTGAGGCTATTGAAGCATTGGCATCCCGCAAACGAGAGGGCAAATTATACCAATATGAGCCACAGGATCACCAAGTTGCGATTCATGCGGATAAACACAAGATTGTGGATGTAAGAGGCGGGAACAGGGCTGGGAAATCGGAGTGCTGTGCTTTCACGATGGCTTGTCATATCACCGGGATTTACCCAGAATGGTGGTGTGGGCTGAGGTTTACTGAGTCTTTCATCTATGGTGTCATCTCAATCAGCACAGAGCAAATGCGTAAATCGGCACAGGTCAAACTCATGGGTGAGCCACATGAGATTGGAACTGGCTACATTCCCAAGGATTTGATCGTTGACTATGCGTGGCGGGCAGGGACCAATGGATGCCTGGATTGGGTTCTAGTAAAACATGCATCTGGTGGGATTTGTCGAGTTGAGTTCATGGTTAAAGAACAGGGCGCAGCCAAGTTCCAAGGGTTCGCGTGGAAGGTGGCGTGGTTTGATGAACAGCCGGATATAGATGTGTTTGTTGAAGTTCAGATGCGGTTGATCGACAACCAAGGCTACATCATTGCATCTTACTACCCCAAGGATGAAGAACCAGAAATGCTAGATATGCTGGACAAGATGCCATCTGATTACTGTAGCCATTACGAGTTCCACATGGAGGAGAACAAAACCCTGGACCCTGCTGAAATCGAAATGCATAAGAAAACCATGCCACTTTGGATGCAGGAAAGCCGGTTGTATGGACGATCTGGGTCTGGGGAAGGGCGCATCTTTGCTTTCAGTAGGGATGATTATGTGATTGATCCATTTGAAGTGGAGCCACATTGGCCTAGGATTGGTGGGCTAGATGTTGGGCTTGAGCATGGGACCAGTGCGGTTGCATTGGCGTTGGAATATATAAATAGGAATGAACCTCCAACTGTATATGTTTACAGAGAATACCTGCGATCTGGGAATCTGCCAGGGGTCCACTCCGCAGCATTAAGGGCATGGGGTGATATTGAATTTAAGATTGATACTAGCTCACATCGAAGATCACCCACTGATGGTAAGCGCGTATTTGATATGTTCCGCGAAGATGGGTTAGATATTGCGGATGCCATCACTAAAGGTGGATCTGTCTTTGAATCCATCCATATGATTAATGAAATGATTGCAGAGAAACGGCTGTTTATATTCTCTACTTGTAGGGAATTGATTAAGCAAATGGGTGCATATCGCATGGTAAAGGCGAAGAATGGGGCAATGAAGGTAACAGAACGTCACGATGATACGATTGACGCACTCCGTTATGCAATCATGGCCCTTGACCAAGCGCGAGTCCCAGGAACCACCACTGTTAAGCCAATCCCTAAAATTGTCCAATGGACACCGAAGAACCGTAGGGTAGGGCTTTAATTCCTCATCCCCCTCTTGACACGGCATATTATGCCCACCACACTGGGGGATGGAGATTATAGATGCCCCAAGGGCTTTCATTAATATCAGAACCGTCTGCCCCCCCATCAGTAGTTGAGGGGTATGGTGGTGGCGGTAGGGATGGTGAAACCCTTGCAGTAAGAGTGATGCACGATTTCCAAATGGCATCTTCAGCCCGCATTTTCCAGGAACAGCAAGTCTTTCTGCGGGCACTATTTAACAGCCGTGCATATTATTTACTGGACGATAGTTCAGAATCAACAACTAGCCAAGCAGCAGTAAACTCCACTAGGCCCAAACTACAGACCGCTGTTGCTCTTTTGATGCCTATTGTTTGCCCTCCTGGGCAGGATTGCTTCACTATTGACCCAGACCCAGAAGCGATGGACCCGAAGGCAGCGTGGGGGTTGCTCCAGAAGGGCACCCCAGTTGACCAAATTCGGGACATGCTATTCCAGGCAGCCGGGAAGAAGGCTGATAGGCTAACCGCAAAAATCAAGAAAGGCGATGATTATACTCGCCTGACGGATAAGTTGCTGTTGGTTCTGTGGGATCTGGTGGTGTTCGGCACCGGCATTGTCATGGGGCCGCTGGCCATTCAGAATTCTGAAATATCGGAAGAACCCGCAGAGGATGAGGAAGAAGACTCATCCGTTTGGACCCCGGTAGAAAAGAAGCCCTTCAATAAGAAGGCACTGAAGCAGATGATCGACATGGGGCTGTTTGATGAATATCTGCCCCAGATGGAACGCATTTGCCCTCTGGATATTTACCCGGACCCCGGTGCAACCACGGTTGAAATGGCTCGGTTTATGATCTGGCGGATGCCGCTAGGCAAGGGTCAGGTCATGGGGATGATGGATGACCCCACCTTTGATAAAGAGAAAATCAAAGACCTTTTAGAGAAGCATCCTAATGGGATTTGGCAACCGACTTTCTGGGAAACATCGGTTAACAGTTTAAACAAACAACCCCAGCAGACGGTACCCAATGGCCGGTTCGTATGCTTCCAATGGTGGGGCTATCTGACCGGCAAGGATCTTGCTGATAATGGCGTTAAAGGAATCACCAGGAAGCAGATGGATAGTCGGCTGGTGGCTCAGATTTGGGTGATGGGCAATGAGGTTATCAAGGTAGCCATCAGCGAACTGCATAATGAGCGGCTTCCCTTCTACTTTGTGCCCTACTCCATTGCGACCAACTCGATCTGGGGTGTTGGCGTTGCAGAGATGATGTTCGATCAACATGATGGCATTCAGGGGTGTGAACGAGCACTGATGGATGCCATGGCTATGTGCGTTGCCCCACAGATGATGGTGGATGTAGACCAATTGGCAGACATCACCACTGTCCTGGAGATTGCTCCCCGTAAGATTTGGGGTGTTCGGGGCAAGATCGGTACCACCATGAAGCCCATCGAATTCTTCATGCCCACCTATGAATTCGCGGAGATGCTGCAAATTCAGCAGAATGAGGAACGGCTTGCGGATGAACAGACTGGCCTCCCCAAGTTCCTGAATGGTTCAACCGAAGGTGCCCATAACCGGACCTTCGGTGGCGCGAACCTCCAGTGGAACAATGCGCTGACCACGCTCAAAACTGCTGTTTACAATATTGAAGCCAACTATATCGTTCCCAGCACTCAGAAGAAGATCCGGTTCTTCCAGATGTTCTCCAAAGACCCGGCCATTCAGGGCGCATACCGGGTTACCGCTCATGGGGTGAAGGGCTTGCTGGCGCGGGAATCCCTGACTGAAGCTATGCAACTCTTGCTCCAGAACATCGGCAACCTGCCGGAACAAGCAGACCGCTTGAAGATGTCCAATTTCTTCAACAGTTACCTGCGCTATAGTGGTCTGGTAAATGAGGATTTGGTCTATTCTGATTCCGAATATCTGGAAATTCAGCAGAAGAAGGCTGCGGAAGCACAGAAGAATGCCGCTTACAATGCT